AATATCAATTCAGTTAAGAGATCTTTATTTTCATTTTGAATCAATGCCAGCGCCACAATTATTTTTAACAAATGTATCTTTAAGTTATGCAATTGCGTTACTTCTTGATTATGTTGGTTTTAGCAATTATGTATACAAAAGAAATGTTGGAGATGTTGAGCCAGTTATTCCATATTTTTTTGTAGGACCAGATAAAAATTTAGCAGAAGTTTTAAATGACTTGGCAGTTTCAACACAAACGTCAATGTTTTTTGATGAATATAATAATTTTATTGTTATGAGCAAAGATTATTTAATGCCAAGTCCATCACAAAGATCGGTAGACTATGAATTAATTGGATCAAAAGTAACTGACAAAGTTTCTGAAATTATTATTTTAACTGATGATGGTGGAAGCCCAACAACAACAGCAACAGAAGAGTTAGATGCAGGATTTTACAATACAACATTTTGGACAGAAGAGTTGGGTCAAGGTAGTGCATCATTAATTGAAAATACTGCGAATATTATTAAAAACAAAGTTATAACTGGCAAAAAACTTGCAAACATTATTGATATAGCATCACAAGATAAAAAGATTTATAATGATGGAAAAATTACATATAAGTCTAGATATATAGAAAAAGCATACAGACAGTTAGGCGAAGAAAATAATTTAAGAGGTGCTGAAGATAAAACATGGATTTATAAACCATCTATGCTATGGCAGATTCAAGATACACAAGAGTCTAGAATTGGCAACAGTTCTGGAGGATATAGTCTTGCTGCAGTGCCATTAAAACAAGATTTAAATAACTTACCACCAACTGTTCAAAATGGTATTGTTATTAATAATATATTAGATATTGGAGAAAACGCATACCTTTTAGTTAGATATCAGGGTTATTTTTATGCAAATGGAGAAATAATTAAATATGATGCTGTAGAGTTTAATGTTGGCGATGTTGGCAATGTTTGGATTAGCAGTGACGCTGAATACAAAGAGTATTTATCTAAACTACCATTTAATGGAAAAATTTATCAAACTGGTTTAGTTAGAATATATTCTGAACCATATTATGAGTTAGTTGCTGGAGTTAGTAAAAGAAAAGAGGGCGCTGTAAGATCTCATGGCAGAGCACAATTTGGAACCAGTATAGTTTCTCATTCATCTGGTTTAACATCATATTGGACAAATACAGATAATCGAAGAGGATGTGAAATGGAATCACAATATCTTTTTGGTGATACCCCATTTGCTGGATCAACTACAACTGGAGCAGCGGGTGTTAACAATGTTTTAGCAAAAAGATCATCTGTAAATGGGATTATAAAAAGATATTTATCTCAATCTAATTTAACAGAAAAAGAAGTATTAAATTTAAATGTTATAGATTCACAAAAAAATAAAGGTATTGTTCAGTCTTCTGCATTAGTTTTAAAAGGACCAACCTTTGAAGCAGCAGATCCAAATCCAACAAATTTTATAACATCAGTTGTTCGTACAATGGAAGATAAGTTTAATTATTTTGGAACTAGAATTAGAATTATTGGTGCATCTGTTGGAGAAGTTAAAGATGAAAATAACAGTTTGTATACTGCAGTAACTACTTTAGATGGTTCTATTTATTATCAAAATGCAACTGGTTCACCAAACCAACCAGTAAAAGTTTTTGGTAATTCTGGTGGAATAGGTGTTTTAGTTAATGCAACAAATAACAATGGTTATTATTTTGAAATTATATCTTTAGATGGATCAACCGCAGATGATAATCATGCTAACATTATTTTTTATAAAATTGAAAAAGATGCATCATCCACAAAAGCAATACCAAAATTATTATGGAGTGGAAATGGAAAAATTCTTTCTGACTCTGGCAATTTTGTTGGTTTTTCTAAAAAATTCGAAGACCCAAATTCTACAGTTTATGATTTGGCAGTAGAGTATGCAGAAAATATATTAAATACTAATACAAGAAGATTTTATTTATATATTGATAATGTTTTAATTGCAACTGTTGACGATACAAATCCATTACCAAAAGGAAACAATGTTGCTTTGTTTACTCGTGGTGGAACAAAGTGTATGTTTGAAAATCTTTTTGGCTTAGGTCAAAACTATGGACTATATGGGTCTGAACTTGTAACTGAACCAACAGGCAAAATATTTGGTGGTAATGCAGTAAACCTAAGAGAATCTTTGAAAAAATATGCTATGAGTGGAATATTTCAAGATACATATTTATCTGGTATTGGCACTAGTAGTAATCCAAATTATAAAATTTTTTATGAAGAGTTTGGAACAATAATGAGAGAGTGTGCATACTTTAATGTTAGGTTTGATAATGCGTACCCAGCATTTGCTGCAAAGATGTTTAAAAGACAAGATACAGTAAAAGACTATGTAGTTTCTGGATTTAAAGCAGACGCATATGGTGCAGAATTTTTACTATTTAATTCTACAGATGCTCTTTTAGATTTAGGAACAACAGCATTTAATTCAGTAGATATTCTTGGAATTGCATTTACACAAGACAATACAAATGCTTTAACAGTTGATGATTATTTTAAAAAGACATCAAGTTTTTCAGATCCAGAACTTAAAGGAAATGTATTTGTATATTCTCCAGTAATTGAAGAACAAAAGTATAACAGTATTAAAAATAGCAGAATGGCTTATGGTAAAAATCAATTTTCCATTGAAAGTGATTATATTCAAACACCAGACGATGCCGAAGATTTAATGGGATGGATTATTAATAAATTAATGCAACCTAAAAAAGCAATTGGTCTTAATATATTCCCAACTCCAATTCTTCAATTAGGAGATCTTGTAACTATTGATTATAAAAATAATGATGATATTGATATGGTTACAAGTGCAAATTCTAGATTTATAGTTTATAATATTGAATATGGAAGAGATAGTTCTGGACCTTCTATGACTATTTATTTGAGCGAGGTATAAAAATGTACGATGATTATATGGGTGTGCCAGGATTATTTGCTCCAGGAACAACACCACAACCATCTACAACTAATGTTCCAATCCAATATAACTCAGTCGATGATTATATGGGAGTTCCAGGTTTAACAGAACAAGGGCCAAGAGTTCAAGCAACACCACCAACGCCAGAACAATATTTAAGAGTTGATACTGGATCAGGAACAACTTCAACTGTAGTAACAAACGTTCCTATCAAAATTGCAACACCACAATATGTTAACTTTGATACAAGCGTTATAGACAGACAAGAAGGTTTAGAAACATTTTTCTTTGAGCAAATTTCTGGTGCAGAGTTATTAATTTCAAGCAATAGAAATTTTGTTAATACAATTAATATTAGTTATCAACCTATCATAAATGTATCTGATTTTAAAAACGCATATGATCCTAGAAAAATAATTGCATTACAGGATACAGCAGATGTATATTTTTTAAATTTTATTATCAATCTTTTAAGTAGAATACCAGATGTTCCAACATCTGATAGTACTAATGGTACAAACGTTTATATTACAACTTCAGGCAATATTGTAATAGAAACCAAAAATAATGAGCCTGACGAAAGGGTAGAAATACAAATCCTTTCAGGTGGTACAATATATAATGATACATTAGGAGTGAGTCTGTCTTGATAACAATTAAAGGTAAAGAGATTGTAGCAAAGTATTTGCTTGGAACTGCACCAGCATATGCTTCTTATATGGCTTTTGGATGTGGTCCACAACCTTTGGGTTCTGGAGATTCACATGATTTTAATGAATATGAAATAAAAGAATCATTAGATTTTGAAATGTTTAGAGTTCCAATCTCTTCAAAAGGATATGTTTATGAAGATGATGTAAACAAATTAGTATTTACAGCAGAACTTCCAGGACAAGAAAGATATGAAATTACAGAAATTGGAATTTATTCTGCAGGTAGCAATCCATCTGCCGCAGGATTTGATAGCAGAAATATTGTATTGTTTTCACAAGAAGAATCTTGGCAGGCAGTAACTGCTTCAACATCAACCATACCAGTTATAACAACCCCACTTGATCCTGCTGATAATAATGTTATTAGTCCATTGGTTGACGGCGCAGAGGTTGATGTTTTTCAAGCAAATGCTGATAACAGAGTTTTTTATAAAAAAAATAGAAATGACTATTATGAGAGATGTAGATTTTTTAATAACGTTGTCATGATTGCTGGAGATTATTCTAGTATAAAAGATGCAACTGCTTCTACAGATCTTTCATCTGTTTATCATATTTTAAAAACAGGAACATCTCTTAATCTGTCTCAAAATTCATTATCAGACAAAATTAAAATTGCATTTTCTATTATTAATAAAAGTGCATCACAAACACTTTCAACTCCGTATACTGGTCCAGATAGTATAAAAATTATAATTGATTTTATTAATACATCTACAAAAAAAGCAAGATTAGTATTTAACGCTATTGATTCAGCAAGTGCAGAACTTAATTTTTCAACTAATAGATATTATGTGCTTGAAAAAGAAATATCTGATGCTGTTCAAGATGATGGATTTACCTGGGCAGATGTAACATCTATAAAAATATATGCTTGTGCTGTTACAAGCAATGCATTAGATGACGGATATTATGTTGGTCTTGATGCGATTAGAGTTGAAAATGTTTCAACACAAAACCCTTTGTATGGATTAACTGCTTATACAACTGTTAAAAATATTAGTGAACAACCAATATTAAAAGCATCTAATACAAATAATTATGTAGAATATAGGATGACTGTTGGTGTTCAGTAGTGGCAGATAAAAATATAAAAAAATCAACTATTCCAAAAAAAAATTTGCCAGATTTTAGTGGCGAAACTGGAAAGTATGATCTTAGATATAGAATTATTTCTGAAGATAGAAA